GTCTGTAATTTTCTTTTTTTATTGTATTGATTTTTTGTTATGGTATCAATACTGTATTTGGGCAAATCCACAGACTTGACCAGCATGTTTAATTCTTCACCCACTGTGGAATTAAAATTAGGAATGGTCACTGCCGAAGCCGAATTGATATTGAATGATACATGATAAAGAAATTTTTGTTTGGGTGACAGTCTAAAACTATCATCCGTAAATAATCGTGCTGCATGTTGATAATCTGCAAGATTACCTTTGGGATTAAGAGTACCTTTGAATAGATTATCTAGGAATCCTTTTAACAAATTTGCCATACTAATATTTATGTGTGTGAAATCTATGCTGTTAAAATAAAAAAAGGGGCCATTTAGACCCCTTTTTTGAATCAATTTATGATGTTGCGATTACTGTCCGCCGCCTGTGGCCAATGTGTTGATTGTTCTGCCCACTGCTGTGCCAATGCCTGTGCCTTGTGGTGTTTGGATAGCATTGTCATATCTGATAGTCAAAGCCACTGTGACTGGCGAATTGGTTTCATATGCCAGTGTATTGTAATTGGCTGTTTCAATGAAGCAACCATACAGTTCGAAAGTTTCCAATATGTTGGCAGCATTTGCTCCATTACCGCCATCTAATATTTCAATTCGGGTAACAAATTTATAATCAGATCCTGAAGCAGCAGCTGATTGTTCATAGAAATCAAATTGTTTCTGTAATTGTTCGCCCACTAATTTCTGTACGTTGTTGTTGACATCTTCTCTTAAATTTAATGTGATTGGCTCCCAAGTGTGTTTGCCAGCTAGATAAACTTTTGAATTGTACACATCCAAAGTGATGTTTTCAAAACTTACATTGGGTCTGGTCACATCCATCACTTGTTTGGTTAATTCTGTGGTGGGAGTTGACACACCAAAGTTTTCTAAAGATACTCTGAAACGATATTGTAGTTTTGGCATCAATAGACCTTGATTGCCTGCACTTGCGTTGCTGGCCAAAGGTACTGTCAATTTAGATAGTGTAGATATACTCATTGTTTCTCCTATTGCTAGTATTTATAAAGTTATTATAAACCTGATATTTCTCCTGTGTTTTTCAAACGTAACGGTATGTAAATGAACTCAACTGCTTTGACTGGTTCAATTGCTATGTCCAAGTACAATTCATTACGATCTATTCTGGCCGGAGTATTGTTGGATTCGTCGCACACTACGATAAAGTCGTACAGTGCTCTTTGTCCCACTAGCTCTAGCAATAAACTTTCTGCTTGTTGTTTAATTTCATCTCTAGTGATTTTATCATTGGGTTCAAACACATAAGGTTTAGCCAATCTGTTCAATTGACTTCTTAAGTAAATCACCAATCTTGCCACATTGATTCTGTCCAATGCTGAAGCATTTCTAGCTCTAGTTTTTTGTCCGTAGTTGACCAAACCAGCTCCTGTGATGAACGTGATTGGGTTAACATTTGAACTGTAAAGAGTATCTCTTTGACCTTCGTTAAGAGCCACAGAGATAAATTCGCCTTCTGAGCTGATATATCCTGCTGCTGAAGCGTTGGTTATGCCTCCACGTCTGGTTCCTGCTGGAGCAAACCATGGATAAGAAACTTGATCACTTAGAGCAAAAGTTCTTAATATCATATGACTGGCTGGTACCACAATGTCATTGCCGAAGTTGTCACTGGTGAATCCTGATGGATAAAACACACCCATGTATTCATCGTATGAAACTAATCCAGCATCGCTGTCTTGCACTGCTTGATTCACGTTGGTTGCCCATTCATTCAATGAAGTGGCATCTGGAGTCAATCTGAATGGTGAATCTCCAATAACAAAAGCACTTAATCCTCTGTCATAGTTTAAATTGATCATCTCAGCAATCAATTCTGGATAACCAGGACATGCTATAAGATTGAATATTCTTGAAGCATCATCTCTGATTTCATCATTGCTGTTGACCACTGCTTGTAATTTTTGAACCACTACTTTTCGCTGTGCTTTTCTACCAAATGAACCTGCACCATTTTCTTGGTTGCCTGATTCAGTGGTCCATCTGTGTGGATAGTAGTTGGTCATGGCTTCATCGCCAAATCTTGTGTTGTCGTCATTGATATCAATGTAATTTCTCACAAATTTTTTCACATTGTAACCACTTCTACGTGTGTTGAACAACAACATGCCTTTGGGATATAATGCTGGATCTGGAGCATCAAAATCAACAAAGTTAGAAGTCAACAAGTCTTCAATGCTGGCTGCTGTTTCGCTCAATGCACCTGTGGTGCTGTATCTTGCATCAGCAAATATGATTCCATCTTCAGTGGTTTGATCTGAATTATCGATCAATGTCCATGCTGCTGTGGCAGCGTTGTATCTGTAGATCTGAGGATAGTTTTCTAAGTCGCTGGTATCAATCCATAAGTCACCAGTCACTAACTGTGTGTCATCAGATTGTAAAGTTGGTTTTGTGGCAGACACAATAGGTCCAAGTGGATCAGTGTTTGGTAATGCTGCTGCATCTCTATAACCTTTCCATGTGGTTCCGTTATGATACATAATGTCCACTTCGTCAACCACTGAATTGTACCATAGTTCACCATCAGCAGTTAAACTGGTCGGAGCATTGTTTCCAGCTGTGTAAGATAAAATTTTCCAATTGCTGGCTCTTAATACCACAGGATTTGTTGATCCATCAGTGGCATCGTCGTTGTATAAATTGGTAGTTACTTCGCCCACAAATCCAGCCAAGCTCAATAGATCATCAGTGTCAGTGATTTTGATGTCACCGCTAGCATTGTGTGATATCACAATTCTATTTGAAGAATCTACACTTGCTTCAATGTTGGTAAATCCTTTGGCATTGATAGCATTTGCAATGGTGTCTTTGTCTCCTGAAGCTCCAACAGTTGTTACTGTGATTGTTTGTGCAGAGCCTAATGTTTCTGAACCAGCCAATGATTCTTGCATAGTGAAACTGTAAGTTCCTGCCACGCACTGAGTGGTTATCACGCTAGATTTAATAATAGTTGCTCCACTATTTTCTTTTCTTCTAATGATAAAGTCAACTTCGTCACTGCTGTTGTTGGAATTAACATACAATGATCCCACTGGAATATTTGTTCCACCACCTGTTCTGTCTAAATTATACAGTGCAGATTCATTGCTGTTGTACAATGGAGCAGAAATGTCTTCCCATAAATTAGTGGTTCCGTTAAATTTTTTTACTTTGAATTTTGCACCAAGATTTGGAGATGTGATTTTAATCCATAAAGAACCTGTTGGTCTTGGATTAGCATCTGAAGACTTAAATGCTGGAATCGAAGTATGAGGTTGAACTACTACTGAAGGAATATAATAAGTTTTAGCAACTAATCCTAAATCTGATAACAAAGTTCCACCAGTGTTAACAAAAGTCAAATTACTAGTAGTTGAAAAAATTGCCACAGCACTATCAATAGCAGCAGCAGTAACTCCAGCGATACCTGCTGAGTTAATGTTGGAAATTACTTGAGTGTAAGAAGTTCCTGTGATAGGAGTTCCGTTAATAGTAAAACTACCTGAAGTAGAATTTACGTTTTGATTAGATGCTAATGCTGTTGGATGACTGGCTTTCCAAGCAGTTGATCCCACTTGAACCCAACTACCTAAGTAATTTTTGTAGTATAAATCATTGAAAGTTGTGGTGGCATTGATTAGATAATCTCCGATTTGACCTACTGATCCTTTGGGAGCATTGCCAGCAGTTTCTCCCACTAATTGATCAACAGTTTCTAATGTGATCACTGTGGGTACTTGGTTTGTAAATGTTTGACCACCTACAGATGTTATAGGATTTGAATTCCATTCAAATATTCCAAATAAGGTATTGGCTGTGTCGAACCAGTAAGTGCCAGTGGCTGGTGTGCCAGCTGGAGCTTCAGCTGAAGCTGTCAATTGAGCTAGATCAACATCTGCTCTTACCACATACGCTCTGTTGCTGACTCCTAAGAAAGAATAAGCAGCTTGTAAACCGTATTCGTTTAATTCTCCACCATGAATTGGATTATTGTTTGAATCTGTGTAGAAAACAGCATCACCAAATGTTTCACTTAAATCTCTTTGAGAAGTTATTAGATAAGGTTTACCAGCGTTGGCTGCTAAAGTACCTTGTGCAGTGCCAGTGCCAGATGAATTGGCTTTGTCCTGAGCAGTAGTAATAAAAATCATTGGAACCGTACCTGGTTCCGCTGGTGTATAAAAACTTTCGTCTATTACTGTAACTTGTACGCCCGGTGATACTAATGCCATATTATTTTCTCCTATCTATGACTTATTTGAATATATTTATTCAGATAGCTCAAAAATACACCTCATTAATCCCAACAAAAAGGGCCTAAAAAGGGCAGCTAAATACGGTATGAGACCTTTGTGCAAAGCCTGTAAACAACGCCCTTGTGCTGTGAATTATCACAAAGCAAACAAGGTATTTTACAGAAGTCAGTGTGAGTTGTGTGTGCGTTACAAAGGTAAGCCCATGGGTCAGCCCAAATGGCAACAATCAGGATATGTCAAAAAAAATGAGTGTGATAAATGCTCACATAAAAGCCGACATCCTCAGCAATTCAATGTGTTTCATGTGGATGGCAATCTCAACAATTGTAGATTCAATAATTTAAAAACAATATGTGCTAATTGTCAACGAGTGCTACAAGCACAAGGCATTAAATGGGTGCAAGGAGACCTTGTACCTGATTTCTAAGATCCTGCACAGTGCTGTTGTTGGTTAACTCTGCGTCAAACTGACACCTAGCCCAAGCCCATTCACTGGCATGTATTTCTTTGGGTTCTACTCCCACATCTTGATATATTTTGAACCATAATGGCAGTGTGCCTCTCTTAACCCACCATACTTTGCCACCCACTGTTTTGATCATGTCAGCTTCATTCACAAAACGCACATCTGGAATCACCCAGTTTATTTGAGGATTATCCATGATTTTCTTTTTGGCCAAACTGACCCATATACCATCGTAGAATCCATTGCGCATGCATTCTGTGCCAAACTTTTGTAAAGCCAATCTAGGAGTTACTGTGCTGCCCACTTCTTTGCTCCAATATGCATCTGGCTGTTCACGCCATATTCTACTCTCATCTGTTTTACCATCCAGCAACTGTCTATCCCATTCAAACATCTGGGCCACTGCATCTTTGAGCTTGTCAGCAAAAGACATTTTTTGAAAATTGTGTTGTTCAACCAAGCAGTCAGCAATGGTATCTTTGCCACTGCCTATCAATCCGCAAATTCCGATAATCATATTAAAGTACACTAATTGTACTTTAAATTTAACCAATTGTCAATGAAATATTAACCTATTGTGAAATGATAACCCACACCACCAGCCATTTGTGTAGCCAATTCAGCATCCAATCTATCCATTTCAGCTTGTGCTTCTGATTTCAAAGTGTCGCCGTTCAGCGTGGTTCCTCCCTGTGGGCCTGCCACAGTGTTGAATTTGGATCTGGCTTCTCCCAGCATATATTTGCAATTGGCCAAAGTATAACTCTTGATCCATTCTCTAGCTTTGTAATCCTGCAGTAACTGACTTTCGGGTCTATAATTATAGGCGTGCAACAGCAATGTTTCATTGGCTCTGGGTCTTTGTAACAGTGTCAATACTTTGGTGGTTGGATTCCATTTGAATTCAATAAAACTTCCAAACATTCTGCCCACTAATTCTTGATATTGTGAAAACATGTTGTAGGTGGCAATTCCGCCAAGATTGGTACTGGACAATAGATAGGTATTTGTGTAGGCCAAATTGAAAGGTTCAAACAATGTGCCACCATCTCCACCACCAGAACGTGATCCCACTGATCTTCTGAATAACTGTCTCACTTCCATGATTTCATTGGCCAGTGTGTAACTGTTCTGATCCAATACTGTGTTTAAAAATATGTAACTTTCTTCCACTGAATTGTCGGATCTTTGACGATATCTGCCCAAAGTTCTTACGAGTGCAGTTTCATAATGACTGGGATCTAATTCCACTTCAACCATGCCACCGCCCAGCATGTTTTTGACGAAATCGTATATCTCCTGACGTTGTGTTTGCAAATCGCTCATTGTGTGTATCCTATAACATATTTATCAATGGATGATGCATGAATAAATATACGCATGCCAAGATTGAGTTTGTACAAGCCAGAAAAGGGTCAAGATTACACATTTTTAGACCAGACCATAGCAGAAATGTTCACTGTGGGCGGTACCGATGTGTTTGTACACAAATACCTTGGACCTGTGAATACCAGCGAGGGCGATGCCACAGCCACTCAGCCCAATTACAATGCAGTGAAAGAAACCAACATTCAAGACCTATTATTCTTAGAAAATAGAGATAGAAAGTATGATCCCAACATCTATCAGATCAGAGGTATCTACAATGTGAATGATGTTGATTTTGACATGAGTCAGTTTGGCCTATTCTTACAGAATGACACAATATTCCTCACAGTACACATCAACAGTTCTGTAAAAACCATTGGTAGAAAATTGATGTCTGGAGACGTGATAGAATTACCCCATCTCAAAGACCAACACGCATTAAATGATTATCAGGTTGCTTTAAAAAGATTTTATGTGATACAAGATATAAACAGAGCAGCAGAAGGATTTTCGCCCACTTGGTATCCACATCTTTATAGATTAAAACTTAAACAAATAGTAGACAGTCAAGAATTCAAAGAGATACTGGACTTGCCAGCAGAAGAAGGCAGCAGCAACACACTGAGAGATGTGTTAAGCACATACGAAAAAGAAATGCAGATCAATGCAGCAGTGGTGGCACAAGCAGAAGCAGATTCAGGCAAAAGCGGATACAATACCAAACATCTTTATACATTACAAGTGGATGACAAAGGTAAACCAGAATTGGTTACCACAGATATCAACACATTGGATGCCAGCACTGCCAATGAAATGGCAGATAGAATCAATCAAACACCAGACAGAAACGGTTATGATGGTTATCTATTAGGCGACGGATTTGCTCCCAATGGCGAAGTGTTTGGTCATGGCATAGGCTTCCCAATAGGTTCTGCCAAAGGTGATTATTTTTTAAGAACAGATTTCTTACCCAATAGATTGTTTAGATATGACGGATCACGTTGGATCAAAATGGAAGACGCAGTGCGTATGACTTTGACCAATACAGATACTAGAAACACACAAAAAATGGGATTTGTGAACAACACAAACACCACCACAGTGGCTGGACAAACCATCGAACAAAGACAGAGTTTATCACAAGCACTTAAACCCAAAGCGGACAATTAAACATGCAATTTTTTTACGACGGTCAAATACGCAGATATATCACTCAAATTGTGAGATTAATGAGCAATTTTTCCTACAAAGATGGCAAGGGTGAATTAAAAACCATACCAGTGATGTATGGTGATCTTACCAGACAAGTGGCACACATTATCAGAGACAATAGCGAAAATAAAATTCCCAGTGCTCCACGAATGGCAGTGTACATAACCTCATTAGAAATGGATAGATCTCGTACTGCTGACGCTTCTTATGTGAGCAAATTGCATGTGAGAGAAAGAGCATTTGACGAAAACAATGAAGAATATTTAAACGTGCAAGGAGCCAATTATACTGTGGAAAGATTGATGCCCACTCCTTACACATTAGGCATCAACGTGGATATATGGTCCACCAACACAGATCAAAAATTACAAATATTAGAACAAATATTGATGTTGTTCAATCCCAGTCTTGAGATACAAACCACTGACAATTATGTAGATTGGACCAGTTTAACAGTGTTGGATCTTAATGGTGTGACTTTTAGTTCCAGAGGAATTCCCATAGGCACTGAAAGTGAAATAGACATTGCCACACTACAATTTACCACTCCAATTTTTATCAGTCCACCAACCAAAGTAAAAAAATTAGGAGTGATTACAAAAATTATTACAAGTATTTTTAATGAGCAGACTGGCAATATTGATCTAGGATTGAGTATGCCTGAAATGAAAGCATATTCAGATGAGACCACTGACACTGCTAGAGCAGACATTAATACCACTGCTGATGGAACAGTGGACACCAGTAAAGTTGTCAGAACTGATGCTGATGCTGTGATAGGAACTACCATCAGCGATTGGGACATTGTGGTACTGAATAGTATTGTACAAATTGTAGACAAAGGAGTGGTAGGTACCACCAATTGGAGAAAAGTATTAGACGCATATCCAGGAATTTATCAAGCAGGTATCAGCAGAATATTATTGGAAAGATCTGACATGGAAAGTACTGTGTCAGGCACATTTGCTTTGAACAGTCTCAATGAAAATCAAATCATAGTAAATTGGGACGCTGACACGATTCCTACAAACACATTAATCAATGGAGTGACCAATAGAGGCACTGTGGATTACATTATAGATCCTTCAACATTTAATCCTACAGCCATCAAAATTGCAGGATTAAGATTATTAATTTTAAGTGACATAGGAGCTGTTGGTCAAGTGGATGGAGCAGATGCTTGGAAGTCTACTGGTGGTGCAGATCTAGTGGCACAGACCAATGACATTATAGAATGGAATGGCACACAATGGAATGTATTGTTTGATGCCAGTGCCAATGCCAATTCTGATGATTCCACAGTGACAACAATTTACACTACCAATCTTAACACAGGTGTGCAGTACAAATGGAATGGAGCAACTTGGCTGTTGAGTTTTGAAGGCGAATATCGCAAAGGAACCTGGAACCTAAGTCTATAACATAATTATCAGTATGAGCATGAAGAAAATAATTGGCTGCGGAGCCTTGTTCTATAATCTCCAAACCAAAAGATTCTTATTTCTGCACAGAACACAGAGCAAACAATCCAATGTGTGGGGGTTAGTGGGCGGCACTAATATCGAGAGTGAAACACCATGGGAATCTCTCAAAAGAGAAATCAGCGAGGAAGTGGGTCATGTGGATATATTGAAAACCATACCTTTGGAAACTTTTGTGAGCAATGATGAAAATTTTTTATATCACACTTATTTGTGTGTGGTCAAGCAAGAATTCTTACCCAAATTGAATGAGGAACATGATGGATATGCTTGGGTACAGTTTGGCAAATGGCCCAAACCTCTGCATCAAGGATTGAGAAACACACTGCAGAATCGTACCAATCAAATCAAACTGGAAACAGTTTTCAAGATGTTAAAATTTCTATAATGATCAAAATAATCGGTGATATAATGCTGGATCGTTGGATCATGGGCACTGCTGATCGTATGTCGCCTGAAGCACCCATTCCTATTTTATTAGAACAAAATCAAAAAGTTTCTCCAGGTGGTGCTGCTAATTTAGCAGTGAATATGGCTGCCATTCACAATGATGTACAATTGTATGGAGCAGTGGGCAAAGACACAGATGGATATGGATTGGTTAATTTATTAAAAAACAGCAATGTATTTTTATCCATAGCAGAAGATGCAGTGATTACCACAACAAAAATAAGATTGGTTGAACAAAGAGGTCAACACATACTGCGTTGGGATAGAGAAAAACAATACACCAAAGACAGTTGTTTATCACAATTATTATTTTCTCTCACAGAAAAAAGCATGGTATTAGTGAGTGATTATGCCAAAGGAGTTATCAAGTCACACACAGTAAAAAGTATTTTAGAAAAAACTCAATGGGTGTTGGTAGATCCCAAACAAAGTGCTGACTATTATGATGGAGCATTTTTAGTAAAACCCAACATGAAAGAATATGAATCTTGGAATGGTGTGTTTGATTCGGATTCAGCTGTGAAATTTGCTCAAACA